TATATGCCCTCGTCCCCAATAGAGGGGAGGCAGAAACATATGTCAGACTGTACCGGTATCATGGTAGACCCTAATGCCATCGTTAGCGAAATCAATCGCGACACGGAGGCAGAGTACGAGTGGATCAAGACGGATTGCCGCAACCATACGGAAGTCTCGCGACTTACGTACACGGGGTTGGCAACCGTTGACCGTCATCGTTCTCAGGGTTACCGCATCCCAGGCTTCAAGAAGTTTCTGAAGCGTGGATGTCTTATACCGGCCACCCCGTGGCAGTCGTACCAGGTAACCGGTGAACAATCCGGTTCCGGGGCCAATTGCTACGATCAGGGCTATGGATACCGATCTGAAGGAGGTGCCGGATGGTGCCCCCTGAACGATTGGATTTTAACCGAGGACGACATGGTCGATTTCACAGAAAACGCCAATACGTCCGAGGCCGTCCAAGCCGCTATTGCTCAATTATGGAGCACAGGGTGGGACGCGCTTACGTTCATCGCCGAGTTCCGACAGGCCATAACAATGCTTACAACGGCATTGCCACGGGTCTGGGAGGCATGGCTTAAAACGCAAGAAGCAAAGAGGCGATTAGGCTTCAATGCTAAAGACTCCGCAGGCTGGTGGTTGGAAGTGCAATACGGGTGGCGTCCCTTAATACGGGATCTTGAAGCCATCATAAAGCTTTTGACCAGCAGTCGTAACGAAGTCTCGCGTCAGACAAGGAAGGCTCAGCGTCAGCCGAGCCCGTCTGGAGTGGGCACGTTCGAGGTAGAGTATACCCCGACGACAAACCCACTGACTGGGTACACGAGTGCACTGAAGACGACCGTTGATACGGCCACCGTCTCGGTGCGTGGTTTTGTGGCAGCCGACTTCGCCGCCCAGGCGATAACGCTGTCCGTAGCTAGAACGGGTTGGGAGTTATTGCCCTACTCGTTCATCGTGGATGCCTTTCTGGGCATCTCTCAGGCCATATGTGCGAGCGAGGTTCTCATGCGGGCGAAGACTTTGGTGTCCTCCGCGGGCATTATGGTAGTCGCTCAAAGAGAGATGACGTTAGAGTGTACGACGCCGAAGGCCTTCGGGTATTCGTCGTCAATGCAGCAGGTGGGAAATTCCACTGCTGTTTACACTCAGCGCATGCC